CAGTACCGAGAAGGCACGTGAGCATTTCGCCCACAGTCGGCTTTTCTGCAACGATCTGCACATTCAGCTGATCCGCTGCTTCGTCGATATTGATGTGAAACTCAATGTGTTTCTTCTGGGTTTCCATGATGATACTTCCTTTCACGTATTTACTTTGCGGCATTTTTCTGTGCCTCTACCGCAGCGATCGCTTCATCGGCATGCTGCTTCACATATTCCAGAAACGCTACGAAGAAGTCGTTCTGCGGTTCTTTGCCGGAAGGACGAACTTCCACCGGCATCTCTTTCAGGTTGGTTTTTGCCATGTTATGCTCCTTTCTGTGTGCGTGCAGCGTTCTGCTCGCCGATCTGCATTCCGGCGAAGATCGCCAGCTGTGCCAGTGCCAGACCGTCCATGGGCGACGTTGCCGCCGCATAGCTCCGGCAGGCTTCCAGATACTGCTCTCTGTCCGTCCTGTCCACCTGTTTCGTCATGGTATTGTTCATATGATTCACCTCACTTTGCGGAATTGCGGAGCGTCCGGGAGTTGCACCCGGCTGATACTCGTCGCCCCATCTGCGGCAGCATTGCCAGTACTGCCGCATGGATAAGAAAGGAGGTATTCGCCACAATGGCGATTGAGGATTGAAGATTGAAGATGTTGGTAAGCGGTTTTGCGTCATGCTCAGGACGGACGGAAGATATAGCAAAACCTTGAAGTCTGTAGCAGGCAGTGCACTTTCAGCTATTAAAGAGCCGTTGCAAAATCTGAAACGCCTCATCATCGCCACTTTTCGCACGGTCATAAAGATAGGCGATTATTTCTACAGAAATAGAGAATCCTTCCTGCGTTATTTCACTTTTTTTAAGTGCTTTCACCAGTCCCCAAACGATAAGCGTGACGCCACAAGCAAGCAATAAGGTACTCAAAAAAATATATAGTGTCTTCATTTCACACCTCCTCTGTGCTGAAACAGCACTTCAATCAAAATTTAACGAATCTGACGAAGACTGATTTCAATCTCAGCCAATCGCATAAAATCATGCAAAATAGAACCGGAGTAGTTCAGATTGTTTTCAACGGCAACAGAAATGAACTGCTCCGTTATTTTTTTGCATTTTTCTTTGCCCACAGACGCACAAAGGCATTTCTGTAGAATTTCACGTTCTTTTATGATGTCCACGCTGTTCACCTCCTCATCCATCCCTTTTCTTTGCAGCATCACATTTTCTCTTATGACCTATTCTATACAAGTCGGCAGTTGCTTTTTTCAACCCATTATGCTATACTATGTACATCAAACGGAGGTGTATAAAATGATAAAAAACATTTCTTTCTTCTCTGCAGTTGAACCCGCCGATTTAAGATTTACATCTAGGGTTTATATGCCTAACATATGCCCCATGTGTAACACAACACTAGAAATGTCCCCGCTGTTCGGGTTCTACGACTTTGACCCTCTTTATAGAGAACTCAAGATTCCGTATGTTATCCTAAAATGTCCGAAGTGCGACAGGATTTCTTTTGCTGCCTACGAAGAAACAACTTTCGAAGAAAACAGCGGAAGAACAGCCGATCTGATTGCTTACCAACTATACCCACAGCCAACAAAGCAAAAAGAATTCAGTGAGGACATTAAAGCGAAATACCCTAGATTTTGCAGCGTATACAATGAGGCACTTCTTGCAGAGCATAACCGATTAAATGAAATCTGCGGCATGGGCTACAGAAAAGCACTCGAAATTCTAATCAAAGACTATGCCATCGAAAAGGATCCCGACAAAGAAGAAGAAATTAAAAAAGCATTTCTTGCAAACTGTATCAACAGCTACATCAAATCTGATAAAATACAAGCTCTTTCCAAGGCATCCGCATGGATCGGTAACGATGAAACACACTATGAAAAGCGGCACATTGAGTACTCTATACAAGAATTGAAATTGTTTATCGATGCTGTTGTTGCGACAATTGAAACCGACATTGCTTATGAAAAGGCTACTGCTCTTCTTTCTGGTATTGATGCGAATCGAACTCAGCCAAAAACGCCCCGTCCTTGCTGCGATACTCCGTAATCAGGCGAAGTGGATTAGTAGAGGAATTTTCCTTTCCTGCCAAATAGACTACTTGCACCACCTCGATGACTTTGGCATCTTTTATGACCTTTGCTTGCTCCATACCATTTTCACCTCCTCATCCATCCCTTTTCTTTACAGCATCACAACCGCTGAATGCGAACTGCGTATTTCCGCACGTCAGAAAACATTTACGCTGCTGTCTGCTCCCCTACCGCCTTTTCTTCCAGTTTCATCTTGTACCATTCGAGATACCGTTTCCGCTGTTCAAAGTCCGGTACAGAAACCAGCAATCCAATGTCCACCTTTTGCAGTGTTTCCATCAGCTGAATCTGTGCATCGTTCAGATATGGGCGAATGCTCTTGCCCTTTTCGATGCCGTTTGCCTGCCGGAATTGCTTTGCAGACATTCCGGTCACAATACGGTTGATCATATCGCATTCATTGCTGAAATGATACGGTTTCGGATTGTCATGCAGCAGCTTGATGTTCTCCGTCAACAGTGGGAACTCTTTTCGTGTCAGAACCAGTGTTCGGATAAAGCGTTCCATTTCGTTGAATCGGCGAATGTAGAGTTCTTTGAACTTTGCGGCTTTCTTGCCTGTAAATCCCATCGCCAATGCTGTGAATCCATCTCTGGTAATGGCGTAGCAACGCTGCTTTCTGTTCTGCTGATCTTTGTATGAGATCGGCACAAAATTGTGCCGACCAAATTCCGGACTAAATCCAGAATCTACTCCCAGAATTGCATCAATATTTCGCAAAACGGTCTTGTGTTCTTTTTCAAAGTACTGTGCCACATACCGGCTATCCACCAGTGCGACATCGTGATTGTCGGCGAATACGCCGTAGGCATCTTTGGGAATGATTTCTTTCACGTTTCGTCTTCCTTTCAAATTTTAGTATCTTTTCAAGTTACTTCTTGAGCAAAAAAAATAGATGCAGGATCTTGAATTTTCAAGATATGAATCATCTGTTCGATTTCATCACTTCCAAACACCCCCTTTTTCAGCTTGTTAGAAAAAGTACGTGGCGATATTCCAATAGATTCCGCCATTTGCTTTTGGGTGAAACCGTATCTAGTCATTTCTGCTCTTAAACTCGCAGTGTCAATCATGCTCATCACCTCGGTATCTTTTTAAGTTACCCCTATTATACCACATTAGCTGTAACTTGTCAAGACATTTTTTTCGTTTTTTTAGAACTTTTTTTCTTGACAAGTTACAAGAAGTTCGCTATAATAGTATTAAAGCGAGGTGACCGCAATGACTGTTGGCGAAAGAATAAGACAGACAAGAGAAGAAAAAAGAATCTCCCAAACGGAATTAGCAGAAGCGATCCAAACAACAAAACAAAATATTTATAAGTATGAGAATAATATCATTTCAAATATCCCATCTGACAAAATTGAAGCGATCGCAAAATATCTATCGGTTTCTCCAGCTTACTTAATGGGTTGGAACGATAATGAAATTGCTTCTGTGGATACTTCAGATGAAAACTTGATTATTTTAAATAGAAACGCAAAAAAATTATCACCAGAAAAAAGAAAACAACTACTCGATATGGCAAGACTGATGTTTAAGGAGGAGTTTGATGATTGAGTTTCCCGATTATAGACGTGCAACAAATGCAGCATATGACGTACTACAGTATTATGATGGAACATTTCCTGAAATAAAAATTCTTACTATCATTAAACGCTATCCTAACATAAAAATTTGCTCGTATTCATGTGCAGCTCAAAAATTAAACGTTTCACATAGCGAGTTTACCTATCAGTATGCTTCTAGCGAACAAGGATTTACTGTTGCAGATCGTCTAAATAATAGATATATTATTTATTACAATGATTTCAAAGATACTACAACGACCAAATTTACACTTGCTCACGAATTAGGACACATCATACTTGGACACACAAATGACAATGAAATTGCTGATAAAGAGGCAAACTGCTTTGCAAGAAATCTTCTTTGTCCTATCCAAATTATCATAGGATTTCAATTGGAAACAGTTTCTGACTACACGAACTGTTTTCATATTTCTGAACCAATGGCTGTAGCTTCTATCTGTAATAAAAAGTCCGACGAATACTACATAACAAAACAAAATTATGACTCTATTGACGAAAAAGTTTACTGCTACATGGTTGGCTGTACACCGGCAGAATTGTATGGATACGCATAATTCGGCAGTCTATGTTTCCGGAAATATAGAAAAACGCCCTACCGAAACCGGCAGGGCTAAAACAATAGAACAGGAGGAAACGTCCATTGCTACAAATCGAAACGCTCCGAAAAATTGCCGAGGACAGCGACCGTGTTATTCTCACACAACACAGTGCTGTCCGGCTCTTAGAACGCCAGATACGCTATGAAGATGTGATCGCAGCAATTTCCGGCGGCGAGATCATCGAACAATATCCGGACGATTATCCACACCCCAGCTGTCTGATACTGGGCTTCTCCGTTTCTGGGAAATATCTGCACGTGGTCTGTGGAACAGACGGCGAATATCTGTGGATCATCACCGCATACTATCCGTCAACAGACAAATGGGAAAGCGATTACAAAACAAGGAGGAAAAAGGCATGAATTGTTTTTACTGCAAAGGCGACATGGTTCCCGACTTCACTACTCACGTGGCAGAACTGGAAAACTGCATCGTCATTATCAAGCATGTCCCCTGCCTGAAATGCTCCCAGTGCGGCGAGGTGGTCTACACCGGTACAACGCTGCAAAAAATCGAACAGATTCTGGAGAAGTGCAAGGCAGCCATGACCGAAGTCGCCATTGTGGAATATCAACCGGCGGCATAACACAAAAAAAACCGCCCCACGGCGGCAACCGTGAAGCGGCAAGAGGAAAAACTATTGCGATAATAGACTTCCCAAAGCAAGGTCTATTATAGCATATTTCCTCTGAAAAATCAAGTCTTAGGAGGAAATTTACACATGAATGCAGTGATCTACGCCCGTTACAGCTGCGACCGGCAGACCGAGCAGTCCATTGAGGGACAGCTTCGGGAATGCAAGGCGTTTGCAGCGTCTGAGGGCATTAACATCATCGGAGAGTACATCGACCGTGCGATCAGCGGCACGACTGCCAACCGCCCGGAGTTTCAGCGAATGATCGCCGACAGCAGATACAAGACTTTTCAGGCGGTTATCGTGTACAAGCTTGACCGCTTCGCCAGAAACCGCTATGACAGTGCCATGTACAAAAGCAAGCTGAAAGCCAACGGCGTGCGGGTTCTCTCTGCCAAAGAGCATATCACAGACAGTCCGGAGGGCATCATTCTGGAAGGACTGCTGGAGGCAATGAACGAGTACTACAGTGCGGAGCTTTCCCAGAAAATCAAGCGCGGCATGCGTGAGAATGCCATCAAGGGCAAGACTACCGGCGGCAACGTGGCTCTGGGCTACCGCATCGGAGCAGACAAGCAGATGGAGATCGAGCCGGCAGGTGCATCACTGGTACGCCGGATCTTCACCAGCTACGACAACGGCAGGACATTCACTGAGATCTGCGACGATCTGAACCACGCCGGCTACACTACCAGCCGCGGCAAGCAGTTCCGCATTGATACGATCTCCCGAATCCTTGCCAACCAGCGATACACAGGGACGTTCCAGTGTGCCGGAGAAGATGCCCACTGTCCCCCGATCATCGAGCCGGAGCTGTTCCGGAGCGTGCAGGAACGTCTGACGGAATCCAGACACAAGCACCGCCACACCCAGAGCCCCCATGAATATGTGCTGACCGGAAAAGCGATCTGCGGCACTTGCGGCAGACGGCTCACCGGCAGAGCCGGAACCAGCAAAACGGACAAGCGATATTATTACTACTGCTGCCCGAACAAATGCTGCGGCTGGCTGCCTGCTGCGGAACTGGAACGTGCTGTGCTGGATGCGATCGCACAGTACACTACTCCGGAGGCGTGCGAGCAGATCGCAAATGCCACCTATGCACTATACCAGCGGAGCACCCACGAAAACGCCGATCTGACGGCTGCACAGCGGCGATTGCAGGAAACGGAAAAGAAACTGGAGAACGCCGTAAACGCCGTGCTGAACGGCATCACATCGGCAGCCCTGCAGGCAACCATGCAGCAGCTGGAACAGCAGAAAGCGGCTCTGGAAACGGAAGTGCGACTGCTGCAAACCGACGCACCGGAGCTGAAGCTGGAGCATTTCCAGTACTTTGCACACCGTCTGCTGGAAGTACAGGCAGAGGGCACGGAGAAGATCCTGCAGTTGCTTGTGAATCAGGTCATCGTGTACAAGGATCGGATCACAGTGCTGGTCAATCTGACCGATAAAACAAAAACTCCCCCGCTGGAGCAGGTAACCGCTGCTCTGCGGGAGAGTTCGTGCAGTGTTGCGTGTGCCAAAGAACGCTTATTTTGATACAATGCACCCTTTAAAAGGCTATCGTTTTCCTGTGAGTAGCTAACGTTTTCTTGTATGCACCCGAAAGGCTATCGTTTTCTTTTCACATTTTTGCATTAATCGGATTCAAGGACGGCACAAGGATGATGATGGAAATATTTGATGAATGAAATAACGGCTGTGGTCAAATAACCGCAGCCGTTATTTGGCTTCAAAAGTGAATACCAGCCTTGCACATAAGAAATTCTATTGCGTCGGCAGTTTGAGGATCTGATGTTTTAAGCGTACTCCATAAATTCAAGAGAATGCTGATTTCCATTGGCGTGATAAAACACATTTTAGCAAATAACATCCTTGCTCCAAAATACTTGAATTGCTGCATTTCACTAATGTAAGATTCAAAATCCTGCTGTGTATATTCATTAAGCCAATTACGGGACGGTCTGTTTGTAGCGATCTGCTCAAGGGTAAATATTTCATACTCACCTCTAACTTTTGTACCAACATAACCTCCACTTAACTTATGAATACGCCTTATCTCAGCCTTTTCATCAGTTTCCCGCTGTTGCATTGTAGCTTGTGTGACAAGTTCAGCCAGTTTACAAGATTCTTCTGCCAGTTTACGCTGACGATTTTTATGATCATGCTCTGCTTTAAACCAGCTCTCTCTTCTGTTTTTTCTCTGAGTGCAGAAATCCAAGTATGCTTTATAAGAATCAAGAGAATAAAAACCGCTACTGTTGATATCAATCTCATCAATAGAAATCGGCATTGCAAGTGTATCATTTTCCAACCATGATGGATTACCAGAAACACCTTCCGATAGGTCAGTTTTATCTAAGATGTAGATGCTCCATTTACGTTGAACTTCATCAATAACAATAGCTGTATTGTTAAGTGACTTGTTTAGGATAAATTTGACCGGAAAATATGCCATTTCACGCTCGGAGAACGGCTTTTCTTCGACGTCTTTGTCGACAGTGATTTGTAGGTAGAGATACCCCTGCTCCTCGTAGAGATTTTTCCTTTTTTCAAGTGTACTTGAAGTGGCTGCGTAGTCGATGATATCAACAGCGTATTTCTTTGATGAAGTTTTGATAACAAATGCAGTATAGTGATCTTGAATAATCACCACATCTTCTTCCAGTTGAAACCCATGCTTAGTAGCAATCTTCTCCATTATGGGAGCAAGCTGTCTTTGAATAAATTTGAAAATATCACTCTGCTTTTTGCAGTAATCGCCATATCTACATTTTTCTTTATGACGATGTGCGAAACATTCTGCTCTCTGTTTTCCATGCCGAAAAAATACGGATGCACCACAGTCGCAGCAAGTTAAAGTCTGGCATTTCCTGATTTTCTGCTCAAATTCAAAATCCCGTAATACTTGATAAGCATAAAGCACTTTTCCGTCATATAAACATTTTTCCATAGTATTGACTCACCTTCAAATATTTCTAAAAATATGCGGATAGTGTTTTCTATTCTGTTACTGTAAACTTCTTAACAATCATTTTGAATGTGGAGTTTGGAAAAATCTGATTTGCCGGAATGAAGAGATAACGCCACGGCTTATAACCATTTGCTTCACTCCAATGTGTAACTGTTTCACAGTACAAAATACCACGTTTTTTCTTAGCAATTACATCCGGATTGTTCAAGTCTTTTTCCGCCTTAACCTCAACGAGATAGATTGTGTCATCAGTCTCAACGACAAAATCCGGTTCATAGTTTTTTCCGTGATTGTAGGTGATGTTAAATTCCTTCGGTGACGGACGAAGCCAGTTTAGAACATCCTCATCACGCTCAACAATTCGTGCAAAGGAAAGTTCGCCTTCCTCACTATCAAGTTTCACCTCGCTGAATACACCTTTCTTGATGTCCGTGAACAGAACAGTACGAATGTCACCTGTGAAACCTCCGCCATATAGCGGAACAGAAGATTTGAAGGTAAAGTTGGGGCGGAGATTATAGTTTCTTGTACCTATGACTTCTTCTTGCAACAGTCCGTTTTCACAATAGAAATGCTGCATCATCTGTGTATAGATTTTTTCAGCAATGTCCCTTTTGTTCATCATGACAATATTCTGCATCCCATTTGTACCAAAGGCACATTCATAGTGACCAATCACCTGAGTTATCAGCTTGAACAGCATTTCCTTACATTTATTATAGTCGATTTCTGGTTTTTTACGGAGTTCACCAAGAATGACACGTTTTGGCTCGTATCCATCAAAGTCAATTACTCCGGCATGGATTCTTTGCTGATCAGATTGATCTTCAAGATTCTGAATCAGCATCTCATTGGTCAGCGGTTCATGGGTAAAGGAAGTCAGGTCAATATCGAAATCCATAAATACATACTCTTCTGCACCTGCATCTGTAATACGAATCTGCGGAATTGGGATGAATTTTGCAATTGCAGCACGATGAGTCTTTTCTGTTCGCTCCTCTGCCCACCGAAGAATGAGTGGTATGCTGTTTTCGTGAAAGGCTTGTGCCAAATCAGGTTTTTCTGTAACAGTGCTGACTGCCTTCTCGGCGATTTCTTTTGTGGTTGTTGGAGTAATGGTATGTGATTGGGTTGTCTGAATGGTTCTATATACCTCATTTTCAACAGTTTTCTGTATGGCATGAATTGCTGCATCAGTTTGCTCACTGCGCTCAATTCCGATTGTTTCATAAACAGAGTTCAGCACTTCGTCAGGCTCTTCCTCTAAATCCAATGCAAGCTGCGGTTCGATCACTTCTTCTGGCTCAATTTCCTCTACCTTGATGACATTCCCAGCTTTGAAGATAGAATCACCCTTTTGTGCCTCTTCCAAAATTTCACGGAATTTATCATGCGCCGTCAGCATTACAGAATCCACATCCGGATCACCGGTACGCTCACCATAAGGCAACCTAAGCCCCCTGCCAACCATTTGCTCACGTAGTATTTTGGAAGCGGCTGTACGAAGTGGAATGATGGTGTAGAGATTATTGACATCCCATCCTTCTTTCAATTTATCAACATGAATCACAATCTCGACAGGGTTGTCCGGCTTTTCTACCTCAAGCAGCAGCTTTGTATTCGCTTCCGATTCTGCACTACCTTGTTTGGAGTGTACTACTACAACCTTGCTTCGATATGCACCATTACAGAAAGCATCAGATTTAATGTATTCCTCAACCCATTTCGCATGAGCAGTATCTTTGCAGACGACCAGTACAAACGGCTTCACAACCGGTCTGCCGTTATTTTTAGCATATACTTGCAGTTTCTGGCGGATTCGCTCATGACAGAGAATACCATCCTGCAACATGAGCTTATCAATCTGCTCATCACCAAAGTTATAAAAATCTACATCAGAACGGGTAACTGCAAACGGAGTCCGTGTATAGCCATCCGCAATTGCCCTTGACAGCGGATATTCATATACTACATTCTTGAACGGTTCTTGGTTGCCGTTCTTTTTCTTTGCCGCCATCAATGGCGTGGCGGTCAGTTCCAAACCGAGCAGCGGTTTCAAGTCGTTCAGAGCTTGCTCGCCCTTTGCACCATGATAATGGTGTGACTCATCCATCAGAAGTACAAGGTCAGGAAGTTGTGCCAATGTTTCAAAGAAGGAATCTCCATAGTATTCGTTAATCTTCTTCATATTAGCATTTTCTTTGTCAAACTTGCTGATGTTGAACACAAAAATGCGAACTTCACTCTGGAATGTGGGAAGTGGCTTACTGCGATAGTCATCACCCGTAATAATCTGCGGTGCATTGACGAAGCAGCTTAAACCCTTAAATACATATTTCGAGCTGTTAGGATCGCCCAGATCACGCTGGAGCTTGTCGTAAATAGTTGTACCCGGTGCAACGACAAAAAAATTCCTGATACCATGCTGTGTGTACAGATAGGTAATGAATGCACCCATCAACCGAGTTTTACCAACTCCGGTCGCTAATGCAAATGTCAGTGACATAAACTCACGCTCAAAATCCGTACAGGTCGGGCAGAGGGCATGAACAGCTCCGAGAGCCACTTTTTGATTCATGCCCTTTTTGAGATTGACATTACTGAGAATTTCGTGCAGAATTTCAAGAGATTTTTTCTGTGGTTTCCGTAAAGACATAACACCACTTATGTAATCTGTTGTGTAAAGGGAAAAATCACTCCTCATCACAATCCTCCTCATCTTCATAAACAGGCGGATGGATGATGTTCAGATTATAATCTGCCTTGTCAAATTCGCAGCGTTCAAGGAGCATCTGCGGAATTTTCTTGATAGTCACGTGCGGATGAAGCTTCTCAACACCCTTATCGAAAGAACAGCAGGCAATCACGAGGTATTCATCCTCTTCCATACTGCCTGTAATTGATTCCAGAAAAGCCACATTTAAATGACGAGTGGTTACAAATAGGTAGGACTTCTCATTGCCGTGGGACTGCTTCCAGAACAACTCACTATCCGGCTCATAGGTGAATCCCTCATGCAGAGCCATAGCTGCTGCCAGCATATCCGCACTGTATTCCGGATTGATGACCGCTTCTCCAAATTCATCTGTATTAATCAGTGTCGGAGCAAGCTCATAAAAACGATACCCTCCGCCACTTGTCCAGCCTGTTGACTTGGTGATACCGCCTTTATCTTCGCCCGAAATTACCATATCAAGCCTTTTTTTGCAGTGAGTGTATGCGTGTTCGCCCATTTCGATTCCGATATATCTTCTGCCCATTTTATGGGCTACAGCAGCGGTTGTGCCTGAACCGAGGAAGGAGTCAAGAACAAGATCATCGGGGTTGGAAGCAATAGATAGTATCTGTTTGATTAATTGTTCTGGTTTTGGAGTTTGAAACGGATCGTCTGGATTTAATGCTTTTACTTCTTTTTTTGCATCTTGTGTAGTTCCAACTTCTTTATATAGCCATGTTGTCATGGGAACTACTCCACCTTGTACTTCACTCAAAAATGTTTTTTTACGAGGTACATTGTTTCCACTTTTTCCAAACCAAATGCGTCCATCAGCAACAAGTCTCTCGAATTCTTCTTTGGAAGAAATCCAACTTCTACTTTTTGTAGGAGTAACTACTCGCCCACTCGGTGTAGTAATGGGATAGTCTGTACTTGCACTATACGTTCTTGCAGTGAAATCGCTGGATGTCCACGGTCCACGAGGGTCATCGTCTGGATTCTTGTATCGGCTATCCATATCTGCTGTGCGTGGAAGCAAGTTAGGTTTCCAGATTCTCTTATTTTTGGCATAAACCAAAACAAAATCGTGGCTATCTGACATCCACTTTGCATCATTTTGTGGCGAAAACTTCTTTTGCCATATTACAGTGCTGATAAAATTATGTCTGCCAAAAATCTCATCACAAAGCACTTTCAAATAATGCCCTTCATCATCATCAATACTAATCCAGATAGAGCCGTCCTCCGCAAGCAGATTTTTTAAAATTTCAAGTCTCGGACGCATAAGGTTAAGCCACTGACTATGTTCAAGATTATCATCATAATGTTCAAATGCCGACCCTGTGTTGTAAGGCGGATCAATATAGATACACTTTACCTGCCCTGCATAGCGACTTTCCAGTGCTTTTAAGGCTAATAGGTTATCTCCGTGAATCAGCATATTCTCTGTATCCGGAGCTGCTTCCGTATTGGACAGCTCTGATCTTTCTATCAGTAAACGAGGTTCGACATGGATTTCTTTTTCCTTGCCGTACCACGTCAATTCCAGTTTGTTTGACATTGTGTTTCTCCAATCAAATTTATGTAACATCATTAAGGAATCCATATCGCCCTTCAGAATATCCCTTTGTAAAAGTAATCAAATTCACGCCTTCAGATTCAAAGTCTAATTTAGGAATGTGTTTTAAATTTTCAAGTATAATGATCTGCCCTATGTCTTTTTGCTTCATGATGTAGCGGAACAGTCCAGTTCGCATACTTTCAGGTGCCACATCATCTACACCTTGATCCAAACCCAACAGTGGCGTATCGACAATTAAAAATCCGGGGTCGTATTGAGCAGTATCAGCAAAGTATTTGCGAAATACTAATGCGGTTACTGTATTGATAAAAGCGCAATAGCCAAGCCCTTGATAATTTGTCTTTTTGTGACCATCAATCTCCACATCGAAACTCGATATGTTAAACCGAGCAGCAGTTGGAGGTGGATCAAAGCAACATTCTGTTAGAATGTCCATGTATAATTTGTCAATGTTTTCCTGAAATTTAGAGTCAAAATACTCTCGTGGGCGATATTTGACATCGGACTCTTTTTCCTCTGGCAACACTCGTAGATCAGTTTCTAAATCTGTAGCAAATCCCTTTATGACATCCAATTCCTTCTTCAATTGAAAATAGGCACGGTACTGTGCAAGAGATTCTTGTAAAGAGTCAACTTTTGGTTGCAATTTTTCCTCTATCAGTTGTTCGACTCGTTTCTTTTCTTCTTTCAAGTTTGCTGTTTCATCTTCAATGGATTTTCGCTCATCTGTGATTTCACTTTCTAATTCAGTAACCCCATTTAATTGAAGAATGATTCTTGATAATTCGGCACGTGCGGAATCTATGTAAGACTCCCTTTTCCTTGCAGTTATTGTGCTTTCGCAAAAAGGACAGGTTGTATTCTGCGGAATTCCTTTTGTAACTATTTCGCCATCTACGATAAAATTCAAGCGACTTATGTCAGCTTTATACTGAGTGTGCAATTCATGATACCGTGAAAGCAACATTCCAGATTCAGAATCTTTTTCTTGTAATTCTCTTATTCTATCAATTAACTCTCTTCTTTTATTCAATGATTCCTGAATTTGAGCTTCGATGCTTTTGATGTCATCAAGCAATTGTTGCATTGATGCCTCCACATTCACACCTTCAAACAGCTTCATCTGGTCTTCTAAATCGTTCCGTTTTTTGGCTGTAGCACTAATTCTTTTATTGATATAATCTTCCACAGCCTTTTTTCTTGCTACTCGAATCTCAAGTTTAGTCTGCGTCTGTGCTCCCGAAAGATTCTCATCATTCAAAAGTAGCAACAGTGCAGATAGGAAAGGGGTTTTTGCTGTACTTTCGACTGGCTCAATGATAGATATCTCTCTTCCAATTTCTGTGTGAATGTACATAAGCATTCCTAAAAATGTACGAATGTAAAGTTTCTGCTTTTTGAAGTCGGCGTTTTGGATTACTTCACATGGCGTATTGATTCCCATTGTATTTAGCAACAAATCAGACAATATGGGATGTTTATTATTTTTAGTTTTCTTTAAGTCATACACTCCGTTTTCTGCATCGGGAATTGTGGTAGTAACGGTAACTTGACCTTTATGAAATAATCTGTTGATTATAACCTGACCTTTTGGTGTAGCAATAGTCAGCTCTACTTCATTGTATCCAAAGCTCTCATCAATCGGAAGTTTCTTAGAACCTAATGCAAAATCGATACAACGAATAATCGCGGTCTTTCCTGTGTTCGATCTTCCCTGTACTATATTGACACCTTGTCTAAACTCAATTACCGAATCTGTTTTTCCTTCTCCCTTGACAGTAATTTTTTCAAAATACATTTTGCTCTCCTCTTATCAGTTGAAGAGCCTTCTGATTGATTTCTTTTATCAATTCAACATCAGAAAACATACAATATTTATCGTGTGTTCCTTTGACAGCTGCACGATATTGTTTCGCATATTCTGACGATAAGGCTTCTACGACATTTGCACCGTTTTCATTTATACTATATTTAAACCCTTCACGCGATCTCTTTACTGATATTAATCCATCTAACACAAGAGATTTTATCGCTTGTATACATCGAGTACGCCTTGCACCTATTTCTTCAAATCGGTAGCTGTTGTCGCCATTAAGATTGATATTATAAACTGAGAACGAAAATCCATAAGACGCAATAAAATCATAATACACTATTCGCTCAGTAGTCATGATTTCTGGCGACATAGTAGACAACAACAACAGGATTTTTAAAGAGATTTCAAATTCAGTGTTAAATATTCTCTTCATACGGATTCACCCATGACTTTATTGTTCTTTCATTTACAAAGATATGACATAACCCTTTTTTCTCTAACGCACCATACAATCCTGAAATATTGTACAGAGCAGACTTGGTTGGAGTAGCATTTGCTGCTTGTTTTAAGACCGCTTGAAGTCGTTCATAGCCATTACTGTAACAATCGTCAAAGTAAACCATTTCTATGCAATCAAATGTATCTTCTTTAAGAATACCAAATTGTACATCGCCATCTGAAAAGGATTCTCTGACTCTATGCTCTAAATTTGCTGCACTAAAATATGCTTTTTTTTGATTACTATAATGATTTTTTAGAACGGATGAAAGAGCACTTACATCACTTTTTTCAACTTTTCTGTTTTCTTTTTCGCTATATACTTCCATTAAAGCATCAATAAATGCAAGATTATCGTCAGTCACTCCTTGTATTAGTTGAAGGTAAGGAGAAAGTTCAATCACACTATCGCCGGTATAGACCTTTCCATTTGAATAACGAACAGGATGAATTGGTACTGGAGGAATTATTTCACCAACCTCACTTCTTTTTTCAACAACTCCAAAGTTATTAGGCTGTGGTTCGCCGAGTGCTTCCTTTATGTACGAGTTGAACAGTTCTGCACAAACTTCACTAACATTGCTGTCATTGCAATCTACATTTTCGTTCAACAAGTCTTGGCATAAATTCATTTTAGCATCATAGGGTAAAGCTTCAATAGTTGTCAAAAAATTTGATTTGTCAAAATGTGCAGAAATCATTCTTGCAACATCATCTGGTATGCCTCTTGTACCATTAAGAAGTTTTTGAGCAGCACTTTTTTGCTTTTCACTTGTAAACGGATAGTAACGCTCTGTTTCATCGAGACGTATATCTTCATCAGTTTCAGGTTCTTTCATAAATAAGGAAAATATGTATGCACAGTAATCAAGTGCATTGCGACGATCAGCTCCAACATATTTTCGCAAAATAGTAAGTAATGTAGAAATCCTTATCATGAATTCGCCCTCCTTGATAGTAGACAAGGATTGTCCGTATCTGTCCACTCTTGTCCTTATTTGCAATTTTTTATTTGTTATAATTGACTTGTAAGCAAATCGCCACATTGCGAAATACTCTAATTCTAATTATAGCATAAAATGTCTAAAAATGCAATGGGGGGAAACAGTATTTTTGTTAAAAGTCGAAAGGAGACAAGTTATGACAAATTCAGAAAGAAAAAACAAAGAAAAAGCTGCGGCCTACCTAATTTCACGCATCAATACTTACTACGATCCTTCGGTCAGTGCTTCTTTATTGGAACTTCATGGTGGTACTCCAACAGATATCGGATCGTGGGAACTTGAATCGCTCATAGATGACCTTCTCACCATTGGGAACGACCATGATTGAGGTGGTCGTTTACAAACTCAAACAAATGTCTATAGTTTTTTATTAATACTTAATAAAAATAGATGGTAACACATTATCGACACTTCTAAATTAAGAAAGCACTGATTTGATTGATTTTAGAAAATACACATGACGTATTTACGTTGCTTTCTATGTGTAATTTCGCTCAAAATGGCATTTAACCAGTGTTTCCTTAAATTTGCATTGCTTATGGAAGCACTTATTCAAGCAAATCATTTATATTCAATAGAGGCACTAACGTAAGCACTCTGTGTATTCTTTTTTTGAGAAACTTCGTACAAAGCATGTTTATTTCTCCAGCAGATAAATAGAGGGCGGTAATATTCTATTTAGGGAACTGTTGAATAATAACTTGAACGTTTTGATTCAAATAGCTACATAATCAAGCCCTTAGTCCTTTATAAACGTTCAAGTTATTTCATAATAGTTCCTTAGCTTTTTATTCTTCCGGTAGTTGCTTTAAGTATCCATCAACAATCATTTGAAAAGCCTCCTCCGGAATATCACCGTCCCTGTACTGTGCAATCAGTGGTATCATCTTCTTCAATATTTTGTTCAGATATAGAAATCTTGTATCGTTTCCACAAGCACAAAATTCCATATGTAAGTCGACTTCGTCTTGATCTGATAACTTATAATCGGAGAACCTTTCATAATCCGGAAAGAAGAAAACGGGATATGTGTCATCAATTTCTCGTGGTTTGTGTTCCATTAAGCCATTACCATATTCCTGCTCATATTTTGTCTCTTTTACTGTCAATTCAGAAGTCCTCAATTTTCCAACAGAGAGAAACTTTGTAATGAAACGGAAGGCATCACGTGGACTTGTACCTGCTGAATTTTCAGCTGGATTCCCTACAAGGCTATCAATAGATACTTCAAAGTACTGTGCAATTCTATATACCTGATCAAGAGTAAAACGTTTCTTTTCGTTACGATTCAATGCTTTGCTTACGTTAGCCTGCGTCATACCTGCAATTTCTGCGAGTTTCTGCTGCGTTATATTGTTTTTCACAAGGAGCATACGGATATTTTCTTCAAGTAACTGGAAATTCAATTCTGACATATTCATATTCCTTTTCAATATATTATTCCTAATTTGACATGAAAACTAAAGATTTGATTATATTATATCACATTTGATATAATTTTTTAAGAGGGCGGAAGTGATTTTACGCAAAATTTACAAAGTTACAAAAACCGTTCGTTTTAACCTCTACTTTTTCCATGAATAACGGGAGAGGTTGACTTTTCCGTCTATTTATGTCCCCAGTATGACGTTAAACTGCTGACTCATACATACTGACACCGGTTGCTCAACAGGCTGTGTGGGACAATAGAATAACAAGGCTGTCAATTTGAGCTTGACGGCTGCAAACCGAATGGAGTGAAATCCCTTCTGGAGTGCAGTCTGATTTGTTATGCCATTTTGCAGCCGGGCGATTCCTCCATTCAAGACAATGGAGGAATTTTTTATGCCAATTTATGAGAAAAAAGCTGAAAAACTGAGAGTACGCAAAACGCCAGCCGCCAAAAGGACTACATACACCTATCCGATTTATGACGGCAGCACAATTACCCTGATACCGGGAAAAGACGGTATTACTGAAGAGTTTATTGTACTTCTGCATCATTTGGATGATGCAGAAGTACGCAACAACCTGAAAAACGGTCGTCCTGAACTGACCGCTGAAGAAAAGCAGGCTGTAAAGGAATGGGAAAACGCTCATCCCGGTGAGAAAGCACCAAGAAATTGGAATCTTTCCATTGACTATGTGATGTCTGATGATGAACATGATTCTGAGAAAGCCGCTATTGAAAATATTCCTGACGGCAGTGAAGTATCTCCGGAAGTAGAAATGCTCCGTGCGGCTGTTGAAACTATGTCAGAACGTCAGAAACAGGTTTATGAACTTCATTATCTGCGAGGTTTCAATGTGAAGGAAACCGCCGCAATCCTCGGTATGTCATCACCGACAGTTACTGCTCACAAAAAAAGAATTGTGGAAATTATAAAAAAGTTTTTTGAGGGGGCTAATTTTTCAGGCTGATCCGAGGACTGTATGGTGAGAAGGAATGATTCCCAATCAAAAAAAGATGAAGAGGTGAAAACCATGGACAAAATGTTCGAACTGATTAATTCTCTGAACGCACTGACGAAAGCAGTAACTGCGCTGACAGAGAAAATCACAAGTGAGTATCTCAACACATTCGAGACCATCTACGATTCCGAAAAGGACGAGCCACAGGAAACCACTGCAAAGGAACAGCCGACACCTGAACAGCAGACTGTTACTTTTGTAGAACTCCGCAGCCGTCTGTCGGAGATTTCCCGCAATGGTCATACTGCTGAAGTCAAGGAACTGCTCCGGAAATTCGGGGCAGACAAGCTCTCCGATGTGGCAGAGTCGGACTACACAGCACTGCTTGCAGAAGCGAAGGTGATTGCAAATGCCGGGTAATCACGCACTTCTCGCGCCATCCAGCAGTGAGCGTTGGATCAACTGCCCGCCGTCCGCAAAAGAAAATGCGGTACAACAGGATACATCCAGCAGCTATGCTCAACAAGGTACAGACGCACACGCCCTCTGCGAGTACAAGGTAAAAAAGGCTCTCGGACACAGGGTTCGAGACCCCACTGAAGATTTGACATACTTCGATGAGGAAATGGCGGAATGCAGCGATACTTACTGCGAATTTGTCATGGAGCAGGTCGAAACGGCAAAGCAGAACTGCTCCGACCCGCTTGTCCTTGTAGAACAGCGTCTTGATTTTACCCGTTGGGTGGCAGAGAGCTTCGGCACAGCCGACTGTATTATCGTAGCTGACGGTATGCTTACGGTAATAGATTTCAAGTATGGACTGGGAATTTTAGTAGAAGCAGAGGAAAATCCGCAGATGAGAATGTACGCATTAGGTGCATTAAACCTGTTTGAAAGCCTGTACGACATTCAGACCGTCCGCATGATTATTTTTCAGCCCAGACGTGACAACATCAGCATTGCCGAAATTACCAAAGAAGAGCTGCTCGAATGGGCAGAAAAAATCCTCGTTCCGGCAGCAGTTCTTGCCGCCAATGGTGGGGGCGAATACAAGGCAGGCAAACACTGTCAGTTCTGCAAGGTCAAGGCAACCTGCCGCAGGCGTGCGGAGTACAATCTCCAAATGGCACAGTACGACTTTGCCGTTCCTGATACACTTTCCGATGATGAAATCAGCATGATTCTCAATCGTGCGGACACCTTTATCGGTTGGGTAAACGATGTAAAAACATATGCACTTGAACAGGCAATCAGCGGTAAGGAGTTCCCCGGATATAAGATCGTGGAAGGTCGCTCCAACCGCAGATACACAAATGGCGATGCCGTTGCAGCGGTGGTCACAGATGCAGGCTATGACCCATTTGAAAAGAAGCTCATGGGCGTGACCGCAATGACAAAACTGCTCGGCAAGAAAAAATTCGATACCCTGCTCAGCTCTCTTATTGAGAAACCACAGGGCAAACCGACACTTGTACCAGAGTCGGACAAGCGTCCGGCATGGACAATCAATGATTTTCAGGAGGAAGATTAACATGGCAAAGATTATGAATCCGACAAAGGTGGTCACGGGCAAAAATACTCGCTTCAGCTATCTCATCGTAAACGAGCCGAAGAGCATCAACGGCGGTACTCCGAAGTACAGCGTCTCCCTCATCATTCCGAAGAGTGATACCGTGACAATTGAGAAGTGCAAAGCAGCAATCAAGGCGGCTTATGACGAGGGACAGTCCAAACTCAAGGGAAACGGCAAGTCTGTTCCCGCACTTAAGATACTCAAAACGCCTCTTCGTGACGGCGATGAAGAAAGACCGGACGACTCGGCTTACACAGACAGCTACTTCATCAACGCAAACAGTGCAACAAAGCCCGGTGTCGTAGATGCCGACTGCCAGCCGATTCTCGATACCAGCGAACTTTACAGCGGTATCTACGGTCGTGCAAGCATTAATTTCTACGCATTCAATACCAATGGCAACCGTGGAATTGCCTGCGGTTTGAACAATCTCCAGAAGCTCCGTGACGGAGAGCCGCTGGGCGGTAAATCCCGTGCAGAGGACGATTTTGCAGACGATGACGACGATGATTTTCTTTCATAATTAACTGATACAGACGGGTGGGCGTTTGCGGTGTGAACCGTGGGTGGGAAATTTGGAGTTGATAATATGCATAAATTGATGATTGACTTGGAAACCCGCAGCGACGCAGACATTACCAAAACAGGTGTGTACCGCTACGCCGATTCTCCTTATTTTGATATTCTGCTGTTCGCCTATTCCGTAGACGATGCTCCGGTGCAGGTAGTTGACCTTGCCAGCGGTGAGTCGCTCCCCGATGATATTCTTCATGCCTTGACGGACGATTCTGTCACAAAGCACAGCTTCAACGCTTCTTTTGAGCGCGTTTGCCTGTCGGTCTGGCTGAAACGCAATTATCCCGATATTTTCCACAGTTACAGCATTCCACAGGATTCTGTCGGCAATTATCTTAGTCCTGATTCTTGGCACTGCTCTATGGCAGCGTCCGCTTACCTCGGTCTGCCGCTGACGCTGGCAGGAGTCGGCTCGGTCCTGAAACTCGAACAGCAGAAAATGACAGAGGGCAAAGCTCTCATCAAGTATTTTTGTGTCCCCTATGCCTATGACGGCGATAAACCGCTGTTTCATGTTCCGTCCGATGCTACTGATAAGTGGGCGGTTTTCAAGGCATACAACAAGCGTGACGTAGAAACGGAAATGGAAATCGAGAGGAAAATAAGCCGGTTCCCTGTTCCTGATTTCGTATGGAAGGAATACCACCTTGACCAAGAAATCAACGACCGCGGCATTCAGCTTGATTTGCCGCTTGTCCGTAATGCAATTCGTATCGGCGATTGTGCAAAACAGCATCTTACTGAAAAGCTGTGCGAATTGACAGGACTTGAAAATCCAAACTCTGTGCAGCAGATGAAAGGCTGGCTGAAATCGCATGGTGCAGAAATAGAATCACTCGGCAAAAAGGAAGTGCAGGAACTGATAGATAAAGTTCCGCCGGAAATTCGTGAGGTTCTTTTGCTCCGACAGCAAACCTCCAAATCTTCTGTCAAAAAGTACACAGCAATGCGAAATGCGGTCTGCTCGGATGGCCGTGCAAGAGGAATGTTCCAGTTCTACGGTGCAAATCGTACAGGTCGGGAAGCAGGCAGGATTATACAATTACAAAATTTACCGCAGAACCATATTCCCGATTTAGAATCGGCACGAAATCTTGTTCTTTCCGGCGATATGGACGCTCTGGAACTTCTCTATGAGGATATTCCCGACACACTTTCACAGCTTATCCGCACAGCATTTGTACCGAAAGCAGGCTATAAATTCATCGTAGCGGACTTCTCTGCTATCGAAGCCCGTGTTATTGCATGGCTTGCAGGCGAACAGTGGAGAATGAACGCTTTTGCTAATGGCGAGGACATTTATTGTGCATCGGCATCAAAGATGTTCGGTGTTCCTGTTGTAAAGCACGGCGTGAACGGACATTTGCGGCAGAAAGGTAAATGTGCCGAATTATCGTGTGGTTATGGCGGCAGCGTAGGTGCTATGAAGGCGTTCGGTGCAGACGCTATGGGACTTTCAGATAATGAGCTGAAGCAAATTGTCACAGATTGGCGGAAGGCATCGCCCAACATCGTACAGCTCTGGTGGGACGTGGAGAGGATGGCTATCAAGGCAGTCAGCGGCAAAACTCAGACAGAAACACACGGTATCAAATTCAGCTATGAATCTGGATTTCTGTTTATTGAACTCCCCTCCGGCAGACGGCTTGCCTACGTAAAGCCACGTATTGAAGAGAACCGTTTTGGCGGTGAATCTATTACCTATGACGGTGTCGGCACATCAAAGAAGTGGCAGCGGCTGGAGACATACTCCGGCAAGCTCGTGGAAAATATTGTTCAGGGTATAGCTCGTGATTTGCTGTTTTATTCCCTACAGACATTGTCTCACTGCTTTATCGTCGGGCATATCCACGATGAAATGATTATTGAAGCTGATAGACGAATGTCACTGCAGGCTGTCTGCGAACAGATGGCTCGTACACCGAAATGGGCAGAGGGGCTGCTCTTGCGGGCTGATGGGTACGAATGCGAATTTTATAAAAAAGATTAGGAGCAGGCTAATTTTCAGCATATTTTTAAGGACTGTATAATGAGAAGAACTTTAGGAGGTTTTGCTATGTTTTATGTAAAGGAAAATATCAATGACACTGTTGAAGTCAAGGTAGAACTGAACGATGAAAATGTGTTCTGCACCTGCCCTGACTGCGGTAAGGAAGTATCCGTTGACCTGTCTGTTGTATTTGCAGACGGCATGGGCGATATGTATGGCACGGCAGTTTGCTGTTCTGCCTGCTCGAAGAAAAGAATGGAGGCACTGAAATGAAAAGTTTGATTCCTATGGACGATTACGGCGTGTTCGTCGATAAACATGACACTGCCAGAGTAGACAGCCGCTATGTGGCACAGTTTTTTGAAAAACAACACAAGCACGTTCTGCGCGATATTGCCAAACTTACTGAGCCCAAATCTGGACTCAGTGAAGAATTCCGCAAGGCAAATTTTATGCCCTCATCGTATAAAGACAGTACCGGCAGAAAGCTGAACTGTTATTTGCTGACTCGTGATGGCTTCACGCTTCTGGCAATGGGATATACAGGTCAGAAAGCAATGCAGTTCAAGGAACTGTACATACGCCGTTTCAACGAGATGGAGTCTTTCATCAGAACGCTTGTATCGGCAAGGCAGGAATTTCCTCTGCTTACCGAGAATATCCGTCTTATCAACGACAACCCGAAGCCTTATCACTTCAGCAATGAATGCGATATGCTCAACCGTATTGTACTTGGCATGACGGCAAAGCAGTTCCGTGAAACACATGGAATCGAGAAGAAAACAAGTATCCGCCATTATTTGACGCAGGAGCAAATCAATATGCTTGAAGTTCTGCAAAAGGCTGATATTGGTCTGCTGCTGTCAGTTCCAGATTTTCAGACCAGAAAGCGTCATCTGGAATGGTATGCAGAACGCATAAAAAAGGAGCACGGCAATGGCAGATAAGTACAATGCAGAGGGCTATTTCAGCCCTACAGAACACGAGGCGTTCATCCGTCTGGAAAAGGAAGAAAAGGCAGTCCGCAAGGCTGCCGCCTTCCGACCCATTGTGTATATCTGCTCTCCTTACTCCGGAGATACGGAGAGAAATATCAAGAACGCCAAGAGATACAGCCGCTTTGCCGTAGACAAGCACTATCTGCCGATTGCACCGCACATCTATTTTACGCAGTTCATGGACGACGATATTCCAGAGGAACGGGATACAGCCATTTTTATGAACTGGGTGCTGATGAGCAAGTGCGTGGAGCTTTGGGTGTTCGGTGAGAATATCTCCGCAGGCATGAAGGCGGAGATTGACCGTGCAAAGCGAAAACACATGAGAATCCGTTATTTCACAGAAGAATTGGAGGAAAAGCTATGAAATTTACCCTGTATACTGCCGACTGTACCGGCAATGCGAAGAACACCAACTACCCACACCAGAAAGTCATTACCTCTGAAGCTGACCTAAAGAAGGCGGTCGCCTTCGATCATGTGTGCGCGCTGTATGATAATTTTTCCCGCAGTGACACTAACTTCCAGCTCTCGGATGTTGTGCCGATGGACTGTGACAACGACCATTCCGACGATACGGACGAGTGGATCACGCCCGAAAAGCTGTCGGAGATGCTAACAGATGTGGCATTTGCGGTCACATACAGTCGTCATCATATGCTGGCGAAAGGCTCGGTATCCGCCCGCCCTCGTTTCCATGTATTTTTCCCGACAACGCCCTGCAAGGATGCAACATTTCACAAAGCAATCAAAACCCGTATCTACAAGGAACTTCCCTTCTTTGACGGCAATGCGCTGGATGCCTCCCGTTTTCTGTTTGGCTCGAAAGGTGAGGTGGTTTGGCACGAAGGGAGTCTGACTATCGAGGACTGGCTGACACTGATGAAATCGAACCGCAGCATTCCAGAAGGGCAGCGCAACAGCACCCTGTCCCGTATTGCGGGCAGACTGGTCAAGCGTTTCGGTGTGACGGATGAAGCCCGTCAGAAATTTCTGGACAAAGCAGCCGAGTGCAATCCTCCTCTTGATGATACGGAATTGGAAAGCATCTGGAACAGCGCCTGCAAGTTCGGCAGCAAGGTTACCTCGCAGGACGGATATGTTCCGCCCGACCAGTTCGGACAAAATCCTCTCCTGCCGGATGATTTTTCCGATGTCGGTGAAGCCCGTACTTTCGTGGACTGCTTTGGCGAGGAAATCACCTTCACGGTTGCTACCAATTACCTGCGTTACAATGGTGTATATTGGGAGGAATCGGAACAGGCGGCGGTCATGGCGATGATTGAACATACCGATACCCAGCTTTCGGATGCGGAAAACAAGATGGAAGAACATTTATGTGCACTGGAAAAGCTCGGCGTTCCCAGAATGCTGGCAAAAGCGGGTGGTAAAAAGTTCCGTGATAGTTTGAATCCAGAGCAGGGGGCTGCATATGGGCTATTCAGATTTTCAGAGATATACCACGATTTCGTGATGAAGTATCGCAACATCCGAAGTCTGAATAACGCCCTTGATGCCGCCAAACCACTGGTACTGAAGCACCCAGAGCAGCTTGACGGGAATCCTATGCTGCTGAATACGCCCGGCGGCACTTATGATCTGACGAAAGGCATTAACGGTTGGAGAGCGACTGATCCTGCTGACCTGATTACCAAAGTGACAGCGGTCGTGCCGAATGAGGAAGGCAGGCAGTTATGGGAGGAAGCCTTGCAGGTGTTCTTCTGCAGCGACCAGAGTCTCATTGACTATGTCCAGATGATCTGCGGACTTTGCCTGATTGGAAAGGTATACACCGAGGCGATGATTATTGCTTATGGTGATGGACGCAACGGCAAATCGACATTCTGGAATGTAATTTACAAGGTGCTGGGCAGCTATTCCGGCAATATCTCTGCTGACGCCCTGACCGTCAACTGCAAGCGGAACGTGAAGCCCGAAATGGCAGAGTTGAAGGGCAAGCGGCTGATTATTGCTGCCGAGCTGCAGGAAGGTATGCGTTTGAATACCTCTGTGGTAAAACAGCTCTGTTCGACCGATCCCATTTTCGCAGAAAAGAAGTTCAAGGCTCCGTTCTCTTTTGAGCCAAGCCACACGCTGGTGCTGTATACCAACCACCTGCCGAAGGTGTCTGCCTCCGATGACGGCACATGGCGTAGACTGATCGTGATTCCGTTCCATGCAAAGATTCAGGGACAGGCTGACAAAAAGAATTATACCCAGTATCTCATTGACAATGCAGGCGGTGCGGTTCTTTCGTGGCTGATCGAGGGCGCGATGAAGGTGGTCGCTGCCGATTTCAAGGTAGACCGCCCACAATGTGTGTTGGATGCGATCGGAGCGTATCGTGACGGCAATGACTGGCTTGGAGCATTCATCAATGATTGCTGCGATGTAGATGCATCCTATCAGGAGAAGTCCGGAGAGCTGTATAAGCGTTATCGTGAGTATTGCATAGAGAATGGTGAGTATGTCCGCAGCACGACCGATTTCTACGGTGCGTTGGAGCAGGCAGGATATAAGCGCAAGAAGCTGAATAGCGGAATTACCGTCTATGGGCTTCAAATTCGTCTGGAATTTCTTGATTGACCTGCACTTTCATCATTCAAAAACGACGTAAAATCGGGAAAGTGCAGGTCGGTGAAACTCATATACAGACCTTACGCAGGCGAGAAAAAACATAGAATTTTCTTCCTATAGAAAGGTTTGGAAATGACATTCACCGACCTGCACTATTTCCCAGAAAGGTCGATTTTATGCGAGAAAAATCAATTGAAGAAAAACTGGTTGCCGCCGTAAAAGTACAAGGCGGTGTCTGTTGGAAGTTTACCTCTCCCGGAACAGCAGGTGTGCCAGACCGCATCGTATTGATGCCATTCGGCAGAATCGGTTTCGTGGAGGTCAAAACACCCGGCGAAAAGCCCCGGTCGCTGCAGCGACTTCGTATCAAAACACTTCGGCGGCTGGGCTTCAAGGCGTTTGTGTTGGACAGCCCCGATCAGATTGGAGGGATCATTGATGAAATACAAACCCCATGACTATCAGAAGTTCGCTGTGGACTTCATCGAAACACACCCGGAGGCGGCAGTCCTGCTGGAATGCGGACTCGGCAAGACCAGCATCACCTTGACAGCACTGAACGACCTCATGTTTGACAAGTTTGAGGTACGCAAGGTACTGATCATCGCCCCGATTCGTGTATGCAAGAATAGCTGGGCTGCCGAGATCGCCAAGTGGGATCACCTTGAGAGGCTGAATTACAGTCTGGTGCTGGGCAGCCGTGAACAGCGGCTTGCGGCACTCCGGCAAAAGGCAGACCTCTACATCATCAACCGTGAGAATGTGCAGTGGCTCATTGAAAGCAGCGGAATGCCGTTTGATTTTGACATGGTCGTTATTGACGAGCTGAGTTCCTTCAAGAATCATCAGTCCAAGCGATTTAAAGCACTACGGAAGGTACGACCTTTCGTAAAGCGCATCGTAGGGCTGACCGGAACACCATGCAGCAACGGACTCATGGATTTGTGGGCGCAGTTCCGTCTGCTGGACAAGGGTGAACGTCTCGGCAAGCGTATCGGACAGTATCGTGATGCTTATTTTACACCGGACTGGAACGGCTTCACTTACACACCGAGAAAGGGTGCGGAAAAGGAAATATACGGCAAAATCGCTGATATCAGCATCTCCATGAAAACCATCGACCACCTGACCATGCCGGAGCTGGTAACGACAGCGGATAGAGTGGAACTTGATGAGAAGGCTGCGGCAATTTACAAAGATATGGAACAGGATATGTGTCTGGACTTCGTGCGGGATTCCATTACAGCAGCAAATGCAGGTGTCCTGTGTGGAAAGTTGACACAGCTTGCCAGCGGTGCGGTTTATACCGATGGCGGCAACGTGATGCGGATACATTCCCACAAGCTGGACGCACTGGAAGATCTGATCGAAGCGCAAAACGGCAAACCTGTTCTGATCGCATACTGGTACAAGCATGAACGGGACAGCATCATGGAGCGTTTCGAGTGCAGAGAGATCAAGACCGATACAGACATTGCCGACTGGAATGCAAGCAAAATACCAATCGCACTGATACAGCCTTCTTCCGCAGGTCACGGGCTGAATTTGCAGTCCGGCGGTAGCACCATCATCTGGTACACGATGCCGTGGTCGCTGGAACTGTATCAGCAGACCAACGCCCGCCTCTGGCGTCAGGGGCAGCAGTCCGAAACGGTCGTAATCCACCACATCGTATCGGTGGGAACGATTGATGAAGATATCATGAAGGTTCTGGAAAACAAGGATAAAACACAGGCAGCAATGATGAGTGCAGTGAAAGCGAGAGTAAAATGAGCGAAGGATATGTGCCGCTGTCTGCGGCAATTATTGAGAGAGCTTTGCTGGACTACAAACAGGCATTGAGCGAAAAAGACGAAGGCACGATCCGCGAATGCGAGCGTTTCCTGCGGTCGCAGTGGTTTGCCTTTCTGTCCGACTTAGACGGTGAGAAGCTGATTGTTATGATGAAGGAGGAAGCAGCATGAAGGAATACTGGAACAAAGCGGAACGACTCCGCAAACGCATCAACCGGAAAATACATGAAATCCGTCTGCTGCGTCAGAGAGCTGAGGGTATGAATGACAGCGGCATCATCGATATGCCAAAGACGGTATCTCCCGACCACAGCAAGATGGAAGGAACTGTATTCAAAATCATGGCACTGGAACAGGAGATACAGGAAACGCAGGCGGAGTATGATGCCCTGATAGCTGACATGGAAAACCGAATCCGTCAGGTGGAGGATAGTGATGCACGTGACCTGCTGACCAAGCGTTACCTTGAGTTCAAGCCGTGGGCAGTAATCGCTTCGGAGTTCGGCTACAGCGTACAGAATATCTACCGTCTCCATACCAAAGTCCTCGAAAAGTTGAGAGTTGATGAGAGTTCATAAAACTTGACTTACACGAGGATATGTGGTAAACTGTATAATAGAAGAATTATGTAAAGCCGTTGTGATCTGACCGCAGCGGCTTTTGTTATACCCGAAGGAGGTGTCGGCTATGCCGAGGAAGAGTAAACGCCCATGCAGTCACCCCGGCTGTCCGAATCTGACCGAGGGCAAGTACTGCGAGGAGCACAAGTTTCTTCACCCTGACCGACCGTCTGCCGCTAAGCGTGGCTACGGCAGCAAGTGGCAGCGGCTCAGCAAGGCGTACCTGCGGAAGCATCCGCTGTGCGTGAAGTGTATGGCACGGGGACGGTTCACAGCAGCAACTGTAGTCGACCATATCATTCCTCACCGTGGTGATCCGCATCTGATGTGGGATGAAAGCAACTGGCAGGCTCTTTGCAAGTCTTGCCATGACCACAAGACATGGACGGAAGACCGAAATCCCGTCTATCGGTATTGATTGTGTCTGAAATGCTGCCGGTGGGGGGATAAAAATCGCTAATTGTGAATTTTTTACAGACCGGCGTCCCCTCTCACGCACAAAAACCAAGGTTCAAACGGGGGATTAACCCCGAAAATATGCAAACAAGCCGAAACCTACGCAGTTTCGGCTGTTTTTTTCTCAAAAGGCAGGTGAAATCAGATGGCAAAGGACGGTACAAGAAGAGGCGGCAGACGAGTTCGTGCAGGTGATAAGCCGAAAGCCCTCTCCGACAAGATCGCAGAGGGCAAGGATGCAGATATTATGGAATTTTATGCTCCGGAATTGGATGCAGCTGATCTGGACGATGCCGCTGATTTGACCGGTGCGGATATGCCAAGCCCCAGTGCATACTTGTCTGCCCAGCAGAAGAACGGAAAACCGCTGGGAGCAGACATTGTGTACAAAGAAACATGGCTCTGGCTGAAACAGCGTGGCTGTGAAAAGCACGTCAACAAACGGCTGCTGGAAAGCTACTCACAGGCATTCGCCCGATTTGTACAGTGTGAAGAAGCCCTCAGTACCTATGGACTGCTGGGAAAGCACCCGACCACGGGTGGCGTTATTGCCTCCCCGTTTGTGCAGATGAGCCAGACATTTCAGAAACAGGCAAACTTGCTCTGGTATGAGATTTTCGATATTGTGAAACAGAACTGCACGACCAAATTTGACGGTACACCGCAGGACGATTTGATGGAACAGCTTTTGAGCAGCAGAAAGTGAGAAATACATGAAAGCAGATGTTCAATTCTGGAGAGAACTGAAACAGCAGAGAAATAACATGACCAAACAGCAATATCGCACAATCAAAGGACAGGCTGTCAAAGGCAATATGGATGCCGCCCGAAGAGGTATGCTCAGAATTCAGCAGAGGAGGAATCACAGATGACAACGACCAAAGAATTTCAGCTTGTTGACATCAACAAGTTAGTGCCTTATGCCAACAACGCCAGAACGCACAACAAGGAACAGATCCTGAAGCTTCGCTCTTCTCTGCGTGAGTTTGGATTTGTCAATCCCGTCATTATCGACAAGGCATATAACGTCCTCGCCGGTCACGGCAGAATTGAAGCCGCAAAAGAAGAAGGTATTGCAGAAGTACCCTGTGTGTATGCCGACCATCTGACCGAAGCACAGAAGAAAGCGTATATTCTTGCTGACAACCGGATGGCATTGGATGCCGGCTGGGATGATGAACTGCTTGCTGTTGAGATGGAAGAATTGCAGAATCTCGGATTTGACCTTGGTTTGACTGGTTTCGATGAATCTGAAATTGCTGACCTTTTCGACATTAACAGTGATGAAGCAAAACAGGATGATTTTGATGTAGACGCAGAACTGGAAAAGCCCTGCAAATCGAAACTCGGCGACATCTGGCATCTTGGAAAACATACTGTCATCTGCGGTGATTCCACTTTGCCGGAAACCTATACAGCACTTCTTGGAGACACAAAAGTAAATCTTGTTTGCACAGATCCGCCGTATCTTGTCAATCTGGAAAGCACGTCAGGCAAAATCAAGAATGATGACCTTGATGATGAAAAAGGATATGCGTTTCTAAAATCTGCATTTGAGAGATTCAAAGATGCCATGGCGAAGGATGCAAGCATTTATGTGTTTTATGCCACCTCCAAGGCACGTGTATTTCATGATGCTTATGAAGATGCAGGCTTCAAGGTCGGTGCAGGACTTGTCTGGAAGAAAGACCGCCTTGTTCTCACCCGAACTGACTGGAAGTATATCCATGAACCGATTATCTGGGGCTGGAGAAAAGACGGAAAGCATATCTGGTATGGTGACCAGAAACAGAAAACGGTATTTGAGTTTGACCGCATCAAAAACAGCAAAGAGGACGGCTGCGGACATCCGTCCAGTAAGCCGGTACCGCTGATTGCCTATCTGATTTCCCAGTGTACGCAGACAAACGGCATGGTGCTGGATGGATTTCTGGGAAGTGCTTCTACATTGATTGCCTGTGAACAGCTAAATCGTGTGTGCTTCGGTGTGGAACTGGAACCGAAGTTTGTAGATGTGGCAGTAGAACGGTACATCAAGCTGCACGACGGAAATTCCGATGATGTGTATTTGATTCGGGATGGGAAGCGAATGGAATATTCGGAAGTAGAGGTGTCAGATGCATAACCTCACCCTTGGCAGTCTCTTTGACGGCAGCGGCGGTTTTCCACTTGCCGGACTGTTAGCTGGCATTGTGCCTGTCTGGTCTTCTGAAATCGAACCGTTTGCCATTCGTGTGACAGAAAAACGACTGCCGCAGGTACAACACTTCGGCAATATCAGCGGACTGCATGGTGCAAAGCTGCCGCCTGTGGACATCATCACCTTTGGCAGTCCATGCCAGGATATGAGCATCGCCGGAAAACGAACCGGTCTGAACGGCAGCCGTTCTTCGCTGTTTCATGAAGCAATCCGTATCATCCGAGAAATGAGGTGTGCAAGCAATGGCAAATATCCAAGATACATCGTCTGGGAAAACGTCCCCGGAGCATTTTCCTCCAACGGCGGAGAAGATTTCCGCTGTGTCCTCGAAGCCATCTGTTCGGTCAAAGACAGCAGCATTTCAATTCCTCGACCTGCGGGAAAATGGACAAAAGCCGGAGAGATTCTGGCAGAATCCTATTCCCTCGCATGGCGAGTTCTTGATGCACAATACTGGGGAGTGCCCCAGCGAAGAAAACGGATCTTTCTTGTCGCAGATTTTGACGGAACAAGTGCCGGAAAAATACTATTTGAGTCCGAAGGCTTGTCAGGGTATTCTGCGGAGAGCCTCCGTGCGTGGCAAAGAACTGCCGGAAGTGCTGCGGACAGCTTTGGAACGGCAGGCTTGTGCTTGTGTGACCAGGGCGGAGAACGCATAGACATTCTGAAAGAACGCACTGCCACCCTTCGTGCAGAAGCCCATCATCCGCCTTGTGTACTGGAAAATCATCCTGCTGACAGCCGGCTTCAGATCTCTGAGAACGGAAAAGTACAGACACTGACTTCCAGATGCGGAACCGGCGGCGGAAATGTTCCGCTGTTGATGGATACACCGAAAACATTGAAGATTCGCTGCGGAAAAGCCGGCGGTGGAAAAGGCAGTCTGATACAGGAAAACAAATCTGCTACGCTGTCCTGCAACAATGACCAGACTGTATTTCAGCCGAAAGCATACGGCATCAGTTCCTTTTCCAGCAATGCCATGCTTTCCGGTAATCCGCACAGCGGCATTTATGAGGCAGACACTGCCCGTACTTTGGACACCAGCGACCAGTCACCAGCAAAAAACCAAGGCGGTATTGCTGTGCTGGAAAGTTATGCTTTGCAGGGCTCAATGATCGGTCGGTCTGACCAAAACGGACCGCAGGGCGGCGGTGTCAACAAAGAGGTCGCTTTCACTTTGAATGCTACCGACCA